GCAGTCTCAGGCAAGAACAAAGGATTGGGAACAAAGTTTATGGAAGCAATGAAAAAATTTGCCGATACAACATCTCAAGACATAGTTATTTACAAAGTAACAAACGATGATTTCTTTAGAAAATTTGATTGGCTAGAAGAGACAGAGTTGGGTGGTAGCTTTAAATATAAAGCAAAAAAAGGTAATGAATCATTAGGGTTAGGTGAGTTAGACGACATTTGGAAGAAAGCACACACCAAAACAAACTCCAGGCAATCAAAACCCCTAGAAAGACAGCAATCAGGCATGATAGACCAGATGTCGAATGATGATATAGCATTAGTTGGCGGTATGCGCTCAGGTAACTCTAAAGGTGACGAAACCCGTAGAATGTACATTATCTACGACATGGCTAACATGGATGAGGACTTTACTAACGCTAAAGACCAGGAAATAGGCAGTATACAGGTGTTCACTGAGGATGCTACTAACAAGATACGAGGTATTGTAGATATTAAGATACCTGTCAATAAGAGAAAGCAGGGGCACGCTAGAAAAGTAATCGAATCACTAGTAAAATCAGAGTTCTCAAACAAGCCGTTTAAGATATACGATATCAAGAAATCAGCCTACCCGTTCTGGAAGAAGATGGGGGTTACTTTCGTTAATCACGACTTCGGAAAGGATATTGGGGACACTGTAGGTAAGATAAAAGGTAGATGGGGCACTGTAAATGCATATATAGGTTCCGAAGCGGATATCAAGAAGGCAATGGGTGATAAGCATCAGGACTACCTAAACTCCTTAACTGAATAAGCTAACTTCACATATACTATAATAAATGTTAAAATCAAAAAACACAACTAGGAAACTACTATGGCAATAGAACCCGCAATTGAAGCACCTTTAGCTCCGATGCCCTCTTCAGAGGACATGATGGACGTAATAGGCAGTCAGATAGATACACAAGAGGACGGTTCTGTTGTCATAGACTTCGACCCTCGGGAAGAAATAGCAGAAGATGAGGGGCACTCTGCGAACTTAGCAGAGGTTCTAGATGATGATTACCTGGAAGAAATTGCCGCTGAGTTAATTGATTTATACGAAGAAGATAGAGAATCCAGAAGCGAGTGGGAAGAAGTCTACACAAAAGGAATCAGCTTACTTGGTCTTAAGATTGAAGAAAGAGACGAGCCGTTCGCAGGCGCGTCGGGCGTTCATCATCCTATCCTCGCCGAAGCAGTAACCCAGTTCCAGTCACAAGCATTTAAAGAAATGTGTCCTGCAAACGGCCCTGTAGATACATCTATTGTTGGCGTCGAGACAGATGAGAAGGTCAAGCAGAGTAATCGCGTTAAAGATTTCATGAATTATAATGTCCTTCATGTTATGGAAGAGTTTGAGTCTGAGATGGACCAGATGCTATTCTATCTACCTCTTTCTGGTAGTGCATTTAAGAAGATTTACTATGACAATGCCATTGACCGCCCTGTTAGTACTTATATTACAGCCGACGACCTAGTTGTGCCGTATGAGACTACTGACTTACGTACAGCTAGTCGCGTAACTCATGTTATTCGTATGTCAGCAAACGACATTAGAAAGCAGCAGCAGGTAGGCTTCTACTCTGACACTGATGATATTGGCGAAGGCTCAGAACTGACTGAGTCAGGTGCTCGCACTATCTTAGACGAGGCATCAGGTCAACACAATAACACAGGCTCAAGTATTGCTGGTGATTACAACGATATACACACTCTATTAGAGATGCATATCGACTTAGATTTAGAAGGATTTGAAGATGAAGATGAAGACGGTAAAACAGGTATTGCTATACCTTACATTATTACCATTGATAAAGACACTGAAAGAGTACTCTCTATACGTAAAAATTGGAAAGAAGGTGATGACAGCAGAAAGAAAATAGCTTATTTCTGTCATTATAAGTTCCTACCGGGACTAGGTTTCTACGGTTTCGGTTTAATCCACATGATTGGTGGCGTTACTTACGCAGCAACTGCTATCTTGCGCCAGTTAATCGATGCAGGCACTCTATCTAATCTACCGGGTGGTTTTAAAGCCAGAGGTTTACGTATACAAGGCGAAGACGAGCCAATTGCACCTGGCGAGTGGCGCGATGTAGATACGACAGGAGCCTCTATTAGAGACTCTTTAATGCCGTTGCCATACAAAGAGCCGTCTAATACGTTATCAGCATTATTAGGTGTGTTGGTGGACACAGGCAGACGCTTTGCATCTATTACAGATACGCAAGTAGGTGATTCAAGACAAGACATGCCTGTAGGCACAACGGTAGCACTACTAGAGAAAGGCTCACAGATTATGTCTGCTGTACACAAACGCTTACACGGCGCGCAGAAGATGGAATTTAAGATGTTAGCGCGTATTATTCATGAGAATATGCCTGATGACTACCCATATGAAGTAGAGGGTGGTGAGAACATGATTAAGAAGACAGATTTTGACGAGCGTGTAGACGTGATTCCTGTATCAGACCCTAATATCTTCTCAATGGCTCAGCGCGTGATGATGGCTCAGCAACAGCTTAATTTAGCTCAAGCTTCTCCTGAAATTCACGATGTTAGAGAGGCTTACAAGCGCATGTATCACGCTTTAGGTGTTGATAATGTAGATAAATTACTACCCCCAGAGCCAGAGTTGGAGGCATTAGACCCTGTCACAGAGAATATGAACTCTATGACAGGTAGGCCTATGAAGGCATTTGAGGAGCAGAATCACGATGCTCACATCGAAGCACACATGCAAATGCTACAAAACCCTGCATATCAGCAGATTCAAGGCATGCAAGCGGTACTTACAGCCCATATTCAAGAGCATTACGCACTTAAATACAAGGTCGAAGCCGAGCAAATGCTTGGTCAGCCTATCCCACAAGGTGTGGAAGACCCAGAAATGGCATCGCAGATTGCACAGAAGGCGGCGCAGGTTACATCTCAAATCACGGGTAAAGACCAGCAGATGGCTCAGGCTATGCAGCAACCGCCTATAGACCCTGCAACTCAGGCTAAGATGGAGCAGGAAGCGGCTAAGCTAGAGCAGAAGAACAAGGTTGACGAAGAGCGTAGTGCGATTGAGTTAACTAGACTTAAGTCACAAGAGAAGATGCAGCGAGAGAGAATGGACTTAGAGTACCAGCAGCATCAAGAAACAATTGCAGCCTCTAGAGAGAATGCTCTATTAGACGCTGATGTTGCAGAGGGTCAGATGTATACCCAACTGTTAAACGAGCAGAAACGCTCAAAAACACAAAAGGAGGTAGCAAATGCCCGGAAAAAAGAAGGGCCCACCCCCAAGCAAGGGTCCAGTAAGTAACGGTATTCCATATGGAAACCGCAAATAAAATGCAGAAAAGGAGAAAAGTATGCACGATGCAAGCACGTTCGCGGAGGAGCTTCTAAAGCGCTTGCGTAACGATAAACAAGCTATTGAAACAGCTTGTGCTGTTGGTAATGTCCCAGATTGGGATTCATACCAACATTTAAAAGGTACCTACAAGGGCTTAGCTCTGGTGGAGAGTAACATTTTAGAGCTACTGGGCAATATGACCAAAGCAGATACATAATGCGTTCAAGCTGCGTTTCAGCTTGCTAAAGGAGAAAAGATGTTAGAGAAAAACGAAATAGACCCTCGGGAATTAACCCCCGAGGACTTAGAAGGTATCCCTACACCTACCGGGTATAGGTTATTAATGATTCCATACTCACCCCCAAAGACTACCAAGAGCGGTATTATCGTGTCCGACGCGATGCATAAAGCTGAGACAGTAGCTTCTACGGTTGGGTATGTAGTTAAGATGGGGCCTGATTGTTATAAAGACAAGAGCAGGTACCCCGATGGGCCATGGTGTACAGAAGGGAGCTTTGTTCTCTTCGGACGCTATGCAGGTGCTCGTATCCAGAGAGACAATCTGGAAATGAGGATTTTAAATGATGACGAGATTCTGGCGTTGATTGACGACCCAGAAAAGTATCTCGCTTACTAGGAGAAGTAAAATGGATGTAGAAAATGCTAAAGAAGTTGACTACGAGTTAGAAGAGGTACAGGAGACTACTCTAGAGGTAGTAGAGGACACAGGAGAGGAAGAACTAGAAGAATATTCTGATGGGGTTCAAAAGAGAATTAAAAAACTCACTTATAAGTATAGAGAGGCTGAGAGAAAAGAAAAAGCTGCATTAGATTTCGCCCGTGGTGTGAACAACGAGCTTAAGAACGTGAAGAAAAGACTTAATCAATCAGATAAAACTCTTATGGGTGAGTATGAAGGTAGATTAGATGGTCAGTTAGAGAAAGCCCGTTCTGATTATAAAACTGCTTTTGACACAGGCGACTCTACTAAGGCAACAGAAGCTAATGAAAAATTAGCAAAGCTAGCAACTGAAAGAGATACTGTAGAGAGAGCTAGACGCCGTAAAGAGGCTGAATGGGAGGCCTCAGATAAGGAGCTAGAGGCACCTAATGAGTTTGACCAGCAGATACAGCAACAGTTCCAGCAGACAGCTCCTACCGACGATAGAGCAGTAGAGTGGGCTAAGGAAAATGAGTGGTTTGGAAAGGATGAGGCTATGACAGCATCGGCTTTTGCTTTCCATAATAAACTGGTTACGGAAGAGGGGGTTGACCCAACTACCGATGAGTACTATAATGAAGTTAATGAACGAATGCGTGAGGCGTTCCCGCACAAGTTCAAAGCAAACAACCGAACGACTCAGACGGTTGCAGGCAGCTCTCGCAAGGGTGCCAAGAAATCTGGACGCAAAGTAAGGTTATCCGCAAGTGAAGTAGATATTGCTAAACGCTTAGGTGTACCTCTAGAAGAATACGCAAAGTATAAGGGAGCTAATTAATATGGCAACTAATAATGTGACGCTAAACACAGACAAGCGTTCGTCACGCGCTGCAAGTAACCGCGATACTACAGTTCGCGCTAAGTCATGGACACCACCATCACTGTTAGAAGCTCCAGAAGCTCCTCAGGGTTGGAAGTACCGATGGATTCGAGCA